TGGTCCTGGCCAACGAGACCACCCCGGTCAGCTTCGAGCTGGTTCCCACCGACAGCCCCGAACTCGACCAGCGGGTGATCTACCGGATCGCCTGGCGGGAACGGTTCCTGGGACGCCAGTACACCCACGATTTCGTCATGCCCAACGCCAACGTCAACTTCGCCGATCTGTCCGATCTGGGCAGCATCCTGGGCGGTGAAACCTATCTCCAGTGGGACGACCGGGGTGTGCCCGGAGGGGTCGCGGCGCTGAACAGCCTCGGCCAGGTCATCGACGCCGCCGGGAACCCGGTGATCTCCTCCGACGACGCCGCCTCGGCGCTGGCGATCGTCGCCAGCGGGGGTATCGAGAAGATCACCTCCACCAACACCAGCGGGGACACCATCTACACGTTCCGGCTGGACCCCGACGAAGCGGTTCGGAAATGGTCGGGTCTGGTGGTGCCCACCACCGGAAACTTGGGCACGGTCACCCACAACCTGGGCACCATCCATGTCCTGGCGGTGGTCCGCGAGACCGCCACCCGCATCCCGGTTCCCGGCGCGGTGATCCGGCCCAACGCTGACGGCAACGGACTGCTCATCGAGTTCGCCAGCCCTCCGCTGTCCGGCCAGTACACCGCCGTGGTCCTGGGCTGATGCACATCATCCTATAGTGCTGTACGGTGGTGCCATGACCACCCACACCCACACCCGCGTGTACACCCAGGCCGTCGTCTCCCAGACCGGCGTCGCCTTCGACACCAAATTCCACACCGGACATCGCGCTCTGCGTTTCGGCGGCGCGGTGCCCCTGCCCCGCAGCGACCGCGAGGACGACCTCCGGGAGCTGCTCGACGAGGCCGACGCCGAGATCACCCGGCAGGGCTACGTCCGCATCGGCGGCTGGACCTACGCCGCGTGGTCCGGCGGACTCGGCCACTTCCGGTCCTCGGTCACCCGGCGCACCGAGAAGGTCGCGGTCGGCAGCGTCGAATACTACGACCAATTCCCTGGCTTCTGGTCGTCCTGCGAGACCGTTGAGGCCTGGCTCAAAGCCCACCCCGGACAGCTCTACAACCCGTCCACGATCGCCCGCCGCGCCAAGGTCGACTCGAACCTGGTCTACACCGTGCTGCGCTACCTCGACGAGCACAGCGTGATCGCCGCCGACGGCAACGGCTGCTGGCGCAAGTACGCCGCCAAGCGGTCCTAGTCACCCTCCCCAGGACCCCCGCCCTACCAGGGCGGGGGTCTCTTGTTGCGCGCTACAGGATGAAAGGCTATCCTGGAGCCACACCACTACCGACCCCAAGGAGCATCATGGCCGACACCATCACCGGCACAACCATCCGCTGCAACGGCATCAACCACAGCGATACCGGCAAGATCACCCACTGCAAGAAGTGCGGAACCTACGTGGCCCGCCGCGAGGACGGCAAGGTGTTCGGAGTTCAGCGTTACACCACCGAGTATGGCAATGAGCGTTTCAACTTCTCCTGCTACACCCGCTCGCACAGCTGCAACCCCGAGCGCGTCGAGGAGTTCCAGTCGGCGGTACAGCGGTCCATTGCGGCGGGCGAGATGGTTCCCGGCCAGCAGGTCGTTGTCGCACGCGGGCGCAAGGTGCCCACAGGCATCACCGGCAAGATCACCTGGGTCGGCGAGAACGAGTGGGGTGAGCGCGCCCGCGTCCAGCCCGAGTCCGGCGAAGCGTTCTTCATTCCGACTAAGAACTTGGACGTCGTGCGGTAACCCTCAGCCGACCGAGAGACCCCCGCCATCCCGGCGGGGGTTTTCTCGTTTCCGGGCCTGCCAGCGGCCCGGATTCGGCCTTGAATCACTGGAGGTGGTGGTGATGGCAGCACGGTACTGGCCGCTGGAGCGCGGCAGGATCGTCACCAGCCCCTACGGGCCGCGCGCCGGGGGCTTCCATTACGGCACCGATTTCGGCTTCTCAGGAGGCTCTGCGGGGCGTCCGGTGTTCTCCATCGACGACGGCGAGATCTTGTACTGCGGGGCCGCTCAGGGCTACGGGGGACCCGACCCGGCGGGATGGGTGGTCGTCCAGTCCGACGACGGCCAGGTCTGGGAGTACGGGCACGTCGTCCGGGAGCCGCACATCCGACCCGGCCTCCGGGTCGAGGCCGGGCAGCGCATCGCGGTGATCAACCCCAACAGCGCGACCAACGGGGGCACCGCCCCGCACCTGCACCTGAGCTTCATGCTCGACGGCTACCAACCGAACAACAAGCAAGACCCGATGCCGGTTTTGGGCGGCGCACACGACCCGGCGGTGGCCCTGACCAAGGAGGTAAAGACCGTGGGATGGACAGGTGACCCGATCTGGCTGGCCGAGGTGCTCAAGGCCCAGCAGCCCACGCTGAAGGTCCGCGAGCTGCCGAACTGGCAGCAGTACGGGCACGGCGATTTCCGGTCCATCTGGGGCGTGATGGTGCACCACACCGGCAACGCGAGGGAGACCGCAGAGTCCATCCGGCGTGGACGCCCCGACCTTCCCGGACCGCTGTCCCAGCTGCACATCGCCCAGGACGGCACCGTCACCGTGGTCGCCGCCGGGGTGTCCTGGCACGCCGGTGCCGGGGAGTACCCAGGGCTGCCCACCGATAACGCCAACTTCCACACCATCGGCATCGAGTGCGCCTGGCCCCGCGACACCTCGATCACCCCGGCCACCCAGACCCGAGAGCGGTGGCCCGACCCGCAGATCGTCGCGATGCGCGACACCGTCGCCGCGATCCTGTCCCGGCTCGGGTACGGACCCGACCGGGTCATCGCCCACAAGGAGTGGGCCGGTCGACGTCAGGGCAAATGGGACCCCGGCAACCTCGACATGAACTGGTTTCGCAACGAGGTGGGCAAGGCTCAGCGGGGAGCGTTCAAGCCCGTCCCTGCACCACCACCACCACCGCCGCCGCCCGTCCCTGACAAGGCCAAGGAATGGCCGCGCGATGTCACCGACCGCGAGCTGCTCGAAGACCTCTGGCGCAAGGTTTCCAAGATCACCCCGAAGGAGCTGTAAACGATGTGGACGAATAGGCAATTCTGGCTCGACAGCAGCTGGAGGGCATTCCGGACGTTCTGCCAGTCCCTGGCCGGGCTGCTCACGGTGGAGACCGTCTCGACCAACCTGAACGCCTCCTGGCTGGGCCTGCTCTACGCCTCCGGGGTGGCCGCACTGATCAGCCTTTTGCAGTCGGTGGACCGCGAGCGCGCCGTCGGTGGCAGCACCACCCCCGCCACGGTGCCCGTTACGGCCCCCTCAGCGTCTCTCAGCGCCACCAGCGGCGACCCTGCGGCTGCTGACTACGTCCCGTGAAGATTGCCGGTCAGTGGGTCGGCTGGGGGCTGGGCGACCGAGACGAGGAAATCCGCACCCTCAAGGCGTTCATGCGGCGCAAGTTCTCCTACGCCAAGGCGCTGGCCGACACCCCGGACTACGACGAGCCGATGGTCGTCGCGGTCGCCGAGATGCAGGCCCGCTACAACAGCGGCTTCGGCAAGCTGCCGACAGGCAAGTACATCCCCGGAGTCCTGAACTTCCAGACCAAGATCGCGATGGGATACGTGCCCTGGCCCGCCCGCCCCGACCTGCGCCCGGTGCTGTTCACGGTGTGCGGGACCGGGGTCCCCTGGTGGGTCGGGCCGGACGCCGACACCGCCCGCGCGGTGGAGGACAAATACCGCTGGCAGCCGATCGGCTACCCGGCCAGGCCGGTGCCGATGGGGCCGTCGATCAGCGCCGGTCGCGACGAGCTATACGTCCAGTTCACCACCCACCGTGCCCAGATCGTCAGCCAGGGCGCGGCTCTGGCCGGGTACAGCCAGGGCGCGATCGTGGTCGCCGAGACCTGGGAGGCCGACATCAAGCCGGAGAGCGGAAGGCTGCACTGGGCCAAGCCGCACATCCGCAAAGCAGTCACCTGGGGCAACCCGATGCGCGAGCGGGGCAGGGTCTGGCCCGACGCCGGTGGTCCGCCGTCGCCGAAGACCCACGGTGGGGTGACCGCCGACCTGATGGTCGACACCCCGGACTGGTGGCGGGAGTATGCCCACAAGGGTGACCTGTACACCGATGTTCCTCCCGACGAGTCTGGCGAAAATCGTACCGCGATATGGCAATTGATCAGATCCGGCGATCTGCGTCAGGGTCCGGACAGCCTGCTCCGGCAGGTTCTGGAGCTGACCGGTGTGGTCACCGACGGCACCCAGCTGGCCGAGGTCACCGGCATGTTCAAAGCGATGCTCGACGCGCTGATCTTCTTCGGTAAGCGCACCGGCCCTCACTTGAATTATAGTGTCGCAGAAGCGATTGCGTATCTGAGGTCGTGATGACACGGCGGATTGTTACGGCCAGGGAACAGCACGCGATGCTGTCGCCCTGGCGTCAGGCTGCCCGAGATGTCCCTGGACTCACCATCACCAATGAGGGTGATGTGGTGCGGGCGCACATCAACGGAGAACCTGCCGGTTGGATAGAAATCTCCCGCACCGATGATGATGCGCCGTTCGTCGGCAATATTGAGGTTGAGCCACAGCATCGCCGAAAGGGGGTCGGTACGGCAATGTGGGAGGCCGCCGGTCGACCTCCGCATGACCTGCCTGAGTTCCAGACTGATGCCGGTAGGGCGTGGGCTGCAACTACCCCGGCACCGACTCGAAAAAGGCAGCCCTGGGATGGCCTGGACTACCATACTGCTGCCTACGACGGGCCGTGGCCGCTGCACACCGCAGGTGGTGTTTTCAACCCTCACCTAGATTGGGACGAGCCGGACGTTTCGGCTGCTGTTCATGCTCACCTTCACCCCGACGAAGTCGTGAGCTACGCCCGCCACGACAACGAATGGCGGAACCTTGACAACATGGACAAGCTGATGGGTCATCTCAGCGAGCACGGCATGCTGGAGCCAATTTACATTGGAGCAGGGCCGGAACACGCCGTGATCGAAGACGGCCACCACCGGGCGCTGGCGGCACAGGCGCTGGGATGGGGCAAGGTGCCCGTGCACATCACCAACGACCCCCACCTGGGTGATGAATATGAAACGCCGCACGGCCCTGGTCTGCGAGCTTACCTGAACGGCGACAGCCGGTGACCAAACCCGTCCTGGTCAACAACTTCGACCCGATCGGACAGTTCAAGTCCGGGGTCGCCACCGGACCACCCTGGGGGTCCATTGTCGACTTCGCCACCCATAAATCGTTCTGCGGCAAGAGGTTATACCCACGGCAGATGACGCTGCTCAAGCTTATCTATCTGGAGACCGAGACGATGACCGACTACGATCGCGACGTGATCGGTCAGTGGGCCGAGGGATTCAAGAACCACCACAAGCCTTTCGGCGTGCAGCCCGACATCTGGGATCGCATCGAGTATCTGAAAACGCATGGCTTCACCCACTTTCCGCATGTTCAGATGGTGATGGGACGACGCGCCTCCAAAGGCATCCTGGGTGGCATCCTGGGGTGCGAGCGGATCGCCTACCTCTACAGCCTCGGTTCCTGGCAGCAGCACTTCAATCAGGTTCCCGGTCAGGTTGCCGAAATCATGGTTGTCGCAACAAGTCTCACCCAGGCGGTGACACGACAGTTTCGCGACATCCGCAACACGGTTCTCAACTGCGAGTACCTTCGCGAGCACATCGTCGGGGACAAGTACACCGAGTTCTACATCCGCACTGCTGGAGACGAGCAGATGATCGAGGAGAACCGGCTCTCCGGGATCTCCACCGACCGGGAGATCGCCACCATCTACTGCAAGGCATCCTCATCGGTGTCCTCCAGTGGCCGTGGTGGCACCGGCTTCATGAACGCCTACGACGAGATGGCGCACATGATTTCGGGCACCGGCTCGATGAAGACAGGCGAAGAGATCTACGACGCATTCCAGCCCTCCCTGGACCAGTTCGGTTCCAGCGCAATGACATACATCGCTTCCAGCCCCTACTCGAAGATCGGCAAATTTTACGATTTGTACCAGCAGGGCAGGGTCACGATGGATGAGTACAACTCCCGCGAGGGCAAACTCAAGACCTCCAGCTTCCTGGAGGAGGCCGCCGCCCAGGACATCGACGTCGAGCCGGACGACATCACCGAAGCGTTCGCCGAGCCGACTTTCCTGATCATCCAGCTGCCGTCCTGGGAGCCGTACCGGGACTGGGAACGCAGCCGGGAGATCCTGGTCCGGCCCAACCGCACCCGGACCTTCCCGCGCTGGAACAACCCGGTGCAGTTCGAGCCGAAGCCCGACGGCTCCCCCGACGAGAGGGTGCAATTCCGACGTCAGCAGCGCAACCCCGATAAATTTGCGGTGGAGCGCGGTGCCCAGTTCGCCACCGTCCAGAACGCTTATTTGAATGAGGTGATGGTGGACTCCATGTTCGCCCCACCGAATTGGCGTGACCCGCTGGTCGAGCAATATCAGGGTAAATTGTCGATCGCCTACCGCGCGCACGCCGACCCGTCCCGCACCAACGCCAATTTCGGGTTCTGCATCGGACACCTGGAGGAGGCACCTCCCGACGAGCACGGCATTTCCTGGCCGCACGTCGTGATCGACGTCCTGAAGGTGTGGAAGCCGGAGAATTTTCCCAACCACACCATTGACTACGT